TATGGTCTTTGTCGCTTCCAAGGTTAATTACACGGCTGTTACTTATCCAGAAATGATACGACGTGTCATGAAAGGTTGTATTGCTCATCGCGCGATTAGAGAAGCTTATGATCGTAAGTTTGTTAGCTCCACTAATATGTGCGCTTGTGGTTCCGCTGAAATATTTCATCTTGGACCTGATGGGTATGAGCGCCTTACTCCTGCTTGCGATCTTGCTAGTGTTGTTGAGTTAGAACAAGCGGTCGCTCTTCTGGGCCCCAGTGGACCTGCCACTTACGATCCTCCGCTGAATAGGCCGGCTCCTAGGATTCCTGTTGAACCAGGTGACGAGTTTAACATCAGAAATGAACGTTATCACGAGATGGCAACGGCTCGAGGTCCACGTAGATCTAGAGTCTTGGATGTCCCGTCTTGGCTATCGTGGATCAAAGATGGTTTCATGGTTTGTTTGACGGAATTTTCTGCTTTCGTTTATGTTCTGTTGCCGGAGTTCGTCGTGTCCTTTTTCTGCTCGTTATATTGCTACCTACTTTCGTTTAGGATAGTTAAGAGACTAGTTGGTTTTTCTCCTCAGCGTGTCCAGATGTATGTTCAAGCTTTGCACGCATGGTGTCGTCTTAAGGCGTTTATAGTAGAGCACAAGATAGCAATTGCGATTATCGGTGTTTTGTCTGTGGGTGCGATAGTCAAAGCATTCTTTGGTAAGAAAGCGGTTGAGACTCTTGGTAAACCGATATTTTCAAAAGATGTCGACCCTGATTCAATGCGCGTTAATGTAGTGAAACGTGAAGTGAATTTTTCACCAGCTGTCGCTCGTACGTGGGCTAAGAAGGAAGGATCGATTACGACGATTGAGGTTAAGACGGTCGGAGTTCATGTTGATGATTTGCGACGTATGTGCATGGCTCAAACTTTTGATGCAATTTTGTATAGTGACGAAGAACCGCTTGATATCAAGATTTTCGCCATTTCGCCCGAGATGGTTTTGATTAATCGGCATTTTTTGAGGAAAGTTACCGATAAATTTACCATTATGTGCAATGGCTTTGAAAATGTTTTCTTGAAATCAGATGTTCGATACGGCACCGAAAAATGCGAGATGGTAGGTTTGGTCAATTGGTTCGCACCTTATGTCGCTCCTTTACACAAGTTTTTAGCAGAAGAGGTTGGTGGCGCAATGATGATTGAAAATTTAGCCACCGGTGTTTCATCTGTTGGAACTTTTGAGAAGTGGGTGTGTCCAACTCCTATGCAAGTTTTTGATGGCGTCGCTTGGCCCAATGATCCCAATTGTGTTGAAGGCATGTGTGCGACTCCCGTTCTAGCTTGTACGCGTAATGATTGGTTTATAGTTGGGTGTGTTGCCTACCGTCGTAAGCCGACTAAGCAGGTTGGATGCACTGTGGTCCTTCAGAAAGATTATGAAGCCATGTGTAAGGATGTCGATTGTCCGATTGACTCATGTGTTGTGTCTCTTTTGGGATATGGTCCTGTAGGTGAACTTAGTCAAAAAGCGGAACTGAGGAATGTTTGTAGTCCGAATATGTTGGCTGTTGGGACCCTTAAAAAAGGTTCGTCAACATTTCATTCTAAGTTCAAGAGATCTAGATTTTATAACGATGTGATCGCCAAAGATATACTGAGTAAACCATACGGTATTCCTCTTAAGATTGCTGGTGTTGTTGATGGCGAATATAAGTCTGCTTTTCTGCATCAATTTTCTTCCGTGGATGAACCTGATTCTTCTTGTGATAGTGAATGGTTTGCTGCGATAGACGATTATCTGGAGCCTTTCAAGAATACCGACGTGAGACTTAGACCTATGACGCTTGAAGAGGCGATTTTTGGTTGTCCCGAGATGGACATTGATCGAGTTGATTTCAAGACATCCGTTGGTTTTGCTATGAAGCAGCTAGGTTGTCGCAACAAATATGATCTTTTTGTCGACAATAAGGATGGCACTTATCGGCTTCGTTCCGATTTTAGAGAGAAGGTAGTCAAGAATATAGATTTGTGGAAGTCTAGTTCTTTCGAGCCCTTTACTGTCGAATTGTCTCCTAAGGATGAAATTCGACCTCTTGATAAATTGGACGTTTTTAAATTAAGGCTGTTCTCTGTTCTTGATTTTGATAAAAACGCTGCGATGAGGATGTATGTTATGCCGTTGATTAGATTTCTTTTAGATCTGCCTGAGTTGAGCGAGTGTTATGGAGCAATGAATGCCGGTGGTGTACAGTGGACTAAGTTGGCCTTGAGGCTTAAGAGATTCAATCATTATATTGATATGGATTTCAAAAACTATGATACACGACATAAACGCGCTATTTCGATGTTTGCGCGTCTAATGAGGCGGCTTGCGTTGATTGTTGGCTACACTGGTGAAGAAGCTGATATCGTGTACACTTGCGTTTTTGCACTTCGTGTGCAGATTTGTATTTACATGAATGATGTCTTTTTCAAGCTGAAAGGAATGCCGAGTGGTGTTATTGTAACTCTCATTCTCAATAGTGTAGTTAATAGCTTGTTGATGAGGATTGCGTTCAAGAGGCTTTGTCCCGGTCTTCATTTTCGAGATGAAGTTAACCCGGCCACCGTTGGTGATGACAATGCTAGCTCTGTTTCAGGTAAAGCTTTCGAAAGATTCAATATGATGACTATCGAAGCTGAGTATAAAACGCTTGGCTATGAGGTTACTGGAGCTTCTAAGGGTAAGATCACTAAAGAAATTCCTTTTGAGAACTTGGTTTTCATCAAACGCCACTTTGTTTGGGATAGCCATTTGTCCCGATACCTTGCCCCTCTTGAGTGGGACTCCGTGATCAAGCCTTTATGTTTTGAAAAGGTTGATATTGGGACGACTTCTGAGCAGAGGCTTGTTGATGTTGCTTCTATGGGACAACGTGAAGCATGGTTACATGGCAAAGAGAGGTTTGCTGAGTACCAGTCCCTGATCATCGAATTGTTTTCACGACATCGAATGAGTCATGTCTTGAAACTCCACACTTATGAAACTCTGGAGAAAGAGTTTCTCGATGATGGTTTTACTACATTTGCTTGTTAAGTGAATGTGATGTTTGGTCCCAGAATAATACTGGTTCACGGGACGTGAAATATAGTGGATCAAAGGAATTATATGTAGAGTGCCTCTCTTTGACAAGTGAGAGTGATCACGGCCCTGAGTTCCTGTATTTAGTCACAACCGTCGATGAGCTTGAGGTAGCTCTTCAGACGTAATTTGCCTCGCTTCCCTTAACACCAATAACCCTGACATTGAGTCAGAACGGTTTGCTCCCAACGCCGCGGTGGAACAAA